CCAAATAAAACGGTAGATAGTTTTGGATTTAAGTCTAATTGTGAAAGTTGTGCATCTGTAAGCCCTGATAGGTCACCATTATTAGGCATGTCTATTAAACAGTAAACCAAACCGTCTCTAACGGCTTTGCGTGTCTCATGCTTTGCCCATTCGTTTAGTGTAGTTGATTGCCCCGTTACATCTTGCACCCACTCTTCAAACTGTGATGTTACATCTTCATAAGTAATAGGTTTGCGGAATATCTTACCTTGTGCTAACTCAATAGTTTCATTTACAGAATTATTATACTCTGAACGCTTGTAACGTGCCTGATACTGTGTATCTTCTTCTAAATCAAACTTAATAAGGTATTGACCTGCGATCATTTCATTTAATCCGCTTGTAATGTCGTTGATCTTTTTAAGTTTTGGCTGTGCTGTAGTTGATATACTATCTTGATAATTTGGTGAATCGGTCATAATATAACTTTTTTGTTTTTATTATAACCTATTCCGCGTCTTATATATCTTTATGTCTAAGGCAGGGGAGAACCGTAATTACTATCTTTCGGGTCTGCTGCTCGCTTATATCTGCATGTGTTACAAGTATAAACCATACATTCTCGCCTAACTGTTCCTATTCCATTAATTACGTCTCTTATCACTCTCGGCATATAATCAATCCTTTCATAGGTGGCAGTTGGAACCTTTACCCCCTTGTCGTAAAAAGTAACTGAAATATCTTGAAATTCGCATTTAGGGCATTGTTGCATTATTTAGTCCTTTTTATTTTATTGTACTAAATTATTAACTGTGTTTCTTCTTGTATTTTCATATTCTACCCCTTATTATAAATATACCCATGATCTTGTAAATATTGATGCAATACGTACTCATTGCGTTCTATTAGTTCGTAAACTTGCTCTTCGTTTAAATGTTGATAAATATCCTCAGCTTTTAAGCCTTCCGCGATACCTTCAAATATTGCCCTTTTGTTATATGCTTCTCTATCAATTTCTAGTACTAAACTATCATACCTATTTGATATTGTTATTTGTGTTCCGCGTTCTAATTCAAATTTCATTTACTCCCCTTTAACTTAACATTTGCATGAATAACATTATGACAATGCTTACACAACACCGTTAAGTTATCTTGATCTATCAACGGTTTTATTCGTCGAAAACTATGCTTAATATCAATCCCCCCATAATCTCTGTGATGGACTTCTAAGTACTCTTTAGCGTTGCAAGTTGCGCAACGGTACTTAAACCGCTTTAATGCTTTTAGTCTTGCTTTTTGCCAATGTTTAGAGGTTAAGAATCCATCATAACGGTATGTTTTTAGCCAAAAGAGTAGCATTTACGCTACTTCCTTGATCTCTTGTATCATTGTTTCAATTTCTGAAACGCTATAGCCGATTGTATAACCGCCCTCTTTTCTTTTTATGTGCTTGCTAATTGTCTTAACACTCCCTGCGATTGCAGTTCCACCAAAACAATCACGAAACGCTTTAGCCACATCTAAATCACGACCTTTTGCGTTAAAATAAACACTATCATCTTTAATTGATGGGTAGCCTATCCATGTTCCAGCTTTAAAAGTGTAGCTTTCTAGTTGTTTTTCGATCTCTTGTAGTAAGTTCATCTTATCCCCCTTAGAGTGGCAGTTAAGCCACTTCCCCGCTTTGAATTAAATTATTAATCATTTTTATTGCACTTCCTGTTGAAAATACATACTCATCATCTTTTGTGTAGTAATCGAATTGTTTTAAGTGATTCCAGTTTCTAATAATACTCCCATTACTTAAAACCCAAATATTGATATTTCCATCTTTTGTTGGTTGTCCTAGTTTCTCAATTAACTTTTTCATCTTATCCCCTTTAATTTATAACACAATTGTAACACAGTTTAACTTAAATAGCAAGGGGGAGTTAAATAAATTTAGTAACCTGATGTTGTTCCGACTGTTAAAGTGTTTCTATTAATTGGGAATATTCTTACTACGCAATACCCTAAAGAGTCTGTAAAGTCATCTATTGCACCGCCTTTATGCTCATTGAATTTCTCAGGCTCTCCCTTGTCTGTATAGCCGTGAGTTTCTATTGCAAAGGTTGTATGTTCTGCTTTATTGGTGTTGATTAGTAGTCTACCTTTAGATAAAAGGTTATTAACGGCGTTTATTCTGTCTCTTACTGCCCCATTCTTTGAGGGTGCGTTAATCTGATATCTTTCGTCTCTTAACATGCGTATATCACTTAATGAACTGTTTGTGCTTCTGTTGTCTCCACTTGCATCAGGATAAAGCACTACTCTTTGGTTGTATCTACTCTTTAGATTAATAATTATCTCTTGCGTGTCGTAGCTTACGAATTCATCAACGATTATGAGCTTATCGCCCTCACGTACAAAAACGACAGCAACACAACCACCTACATTAAAATCTAACCCTATGTGTAATATATCATTAGGCTTAATTTCTCTGTCTGTGTGGTGCTTTGATCTGTCGAAGTAATGGTATATCTTAGAATCGTTAAGTGATACATATTCACCGTTTAGGTAAAGCTCTGCTAATGTCTCGTCATAGTTTGCTTTAATCTGTTCTATGTACTCAGGCGGTAAAAATGGATTATCGTATGTTCTAGCTGTGATAGTCTCGTATCCGTTGGCTTTTATCTTTTCCCATTTCTCATATACAAACCCATTTACACCCATATCAGGGGTGGTTACACAACCAATAGTGTTAGGCTTTCCGTTTTCTCTCATGTAAGACGTTACTTGTCTGTTTCTCTCTGATATCTTACGCCAAACAAACGCTGCTTTATCTTTCGGGATAGTGTCCAACTCATCTACTATCGAGTGTGCAACTTCATAAGCAACGATTCTTTCGGGCCTGTCGAAGCTTCTTAGTATTATCTCGCCTCTACCCTCTAGCTTTATTAGGTTACGACTTTTATTCTCTTTGTAAGGTATACCCATAGACTCTAAATCTTCTAAAATTCCGGGTTTTGCCCTTAGCTCCAGTAAGTCATAGGTAGGCATGTAGTAACCTATATTAGCCTCTTTGTCTAGTATCGGCAGTAATGAAGCCCTAAAAGTACCCCCTCTAGTCTTGCCACTACCTAGACCGCCTTTGATTAAAGGAAATGGTGATTCAGTAAATACAAAATCATCTTGTGCAGGTAGTAGATCAATATTAGGCATTTTTACTAATTCTAGTTACCGTTATCTCTTCTGATGTGCTTTGCGCGTTTATGTTCTGTATCTGCGGCTTATCTTGAAATATACCCATCTTAGTGCCTAGTTCACTAACGCCTTTAGTTAAATTAACATAATCAACGCTTTGCAATGGTATATCTTCAAACTTTTGAACACCATCACCCACGGTCACTTTTTCTTTTCTTGTGTCTAAGTGTATAAACTCATTCATTTTAAGCATTAGCGAGTGAGCCGTATTTAATGTTAAATTCGCGCTTTGTGCTTCAGATAATAACGTCCTATCGTATAAAGCTCGTTCTTTTTCGTTAAATTCGTTTTTCTTCGTTTTTATTTGATTTTCCATTATATGTATAGCGACCTCGTTTTTTGCGAGCTCTTTCATCTCGTTTTTTTTAACGCCATACTTCTTAATAGTCGTTCTTACTGCGCTCTCGCTGCATCCTACTTTTTTAGCTATGCCAACATTAGATAACTCGCCTTGTTTTGCTAGTGCTATGATGTTTTCTATCTGTTCTTTTTTAAGTGCCATAAGTCGATCCTTTAGTCTCTAACTACTACTTCACATTTAACACGATAATGATTCGGCACATCTGCAATATAATCGAATCTATCAACATTAACGCTATGTATATAATGCCCTTTATTATCTATTACAAATTTAAGCAATAAATCCTCTATTTTACCCTCTAGCTCTCGCTTATGGTCTTGTATCGTCATTACGCAGTTTGTTTTTCGCATCTTATCCCTTTGGCGTAGTTGTACGCCCTTTAGTTAATTTTAAAAAAGAAGTGATCTATCCGTTAATCTAACTAAATTAACATTCTTTTCTTCAAAGTTATATAGCTTAGATTGCTTTTTATATTCATCTCTATTTAGTGTAGTTGCACTTGATACCCTCTTATCTTCCAAAATCATTTTTACTGTGTTGCCCATATTGTCCCCTTTTAGTTTACACTTATGTCTATAATATGATTATCTTTTCTTGATAATGCGTTTATTATTTGGTTTAAAACCTTATCAACCTCTGCGCTCTCTAACATCTCAATAGTAGGCGCAAAATGTCCTAGTTCGTGTGGTGGTAGCTCTTTTAATGATTCCATTGCTTCATCATAAATATCCACATAAGCCGTTTCAGGCGTAAGACTTAAAATGTTAATCACTGATTTTACTAAATTTGCGTTTTGCTTTGTGCTGCTTACTTCGCAAATCCCATAGCATATATGGTCACACCATGCCACTACATATTTCATATTTCCCCCTTTAAAATAAATTACCCTGCGCAGGTATATTCTCATTTTTCTTAATCTTATTCAGCATGTAAATAGTGCTTGCGCATAGCTTTGTGATCTCTTCTAAGTTCTTGATCTCTTTGCCAATACTAAACTCTTTTGTCTCTCTGAAGTCTGATAGCCTTATGAACTCATTTACGCTTTTAAGCGTAACTAAACACTCACTAAAGTCTATGTTAGAAAGTGCTATCAGTCTTTTAATATCTCTTTTTGTGTTGTTTTCTAATATTTGGTTAATTGTTTGTTCATACTTTGCGTAATTATTGCGTTTTAAATTTTTAATTATCTTGTTAGGTTGATCTTTGTGGGATTTAGCGATAGCAATTGTTAAAGCTTGGTAGTTATTCTCGAATACTTCCAAAGCCTCTTCTAAAGGTGTTGCAGTCCAGTTTATTTCCCTAATATCTTCCATGGTCATATAATTAAATCCCCCGATTAATTAGTACAATTGTAACACAAAAAAACTTTAAAAAGTGTTATTCATCTTCACTCTTATAATAAAAAGGGTTTCCTTTTAACATGTGAT